GTCAACCGGGCGTTTCGTGAACAGGAAAGAAGCCAAGCATATTGCCGTGGAAGCTGGCCAAATTAGGGATGGTGCAACGCTGTCAAACCCCGAATTATTTTCGGAAGATTTGTGGTGACACCGATTCACATTCCCCCTGATATGTGGTAGGGGGAGAGTATGGAATGGCAGCGAGGAAAGCAGACTCGCTCAGAAACAGGCTAGGCACAGCGGGTTCGAGTCCCGTACGCTCCACCAACACTTTATGGGGCGAACAGGTGTAGTGAGGCGTGGCCATAAGCCGGGGTAGCGTCCGGCCCATTCCAAACACATATCCGGGCAACCGGATATAGGAAGCGGCGGCGTTGAAGGAAACGCTAGCGGCTGGAAACGTATCGTGAGAGTTCTTCAACTGAACTGACTCGTGAAAGCGGGAAAACCAGACGGGATGCTCACGAAAGCCGGGTATCAAGCCCCGGCCCGCTTCCTGCCTATACTGAAAGGATAGAGAGAATGAAAGACTGGCAACCAATTGAGACAGCGCCGAAAGACGGCACGAGGTTTATCGCTTATGATAGCGATACGGACGGCGGGGGCGTTGCGTCTGGACTCGTTATAGCACGATGGGATGACGTTCGGGAATTTGATGACGAACCGCCTATTTTTGAGTGGTACGTCACTGATTTTGATGGCGGCGATGTATTGGGGGTAAATCTAACCCACTGGATGCCCCTTCCTCCCCCACCTAACCCCTCATAGCACGACTGAGGGAAGAACCTAAGAATGATAGTCCACTTCATAGGATTCAAAGACGACAGATACTGGAATGCCGTGAAGGTGTTTGGACCACCTCACTACATTCACCCCGGATGGGATTTACGAGCCGCGCGTGAGATTGGGCCAAGTGACGTACTGGTTTTTGCGGAAGGCGATGAGAAACAGGAACCGCGCCGAAAGTCGTTCACTGACTACCGCGAACCGCCCTGCTGATTGACGACCCCAAGAATAGATAGGCCATGACAGCCGAAGCAATTCCAGCCTCCCAAGCATCAAGGTCCGCAACCGCAACCTGATAGTCATCAAGCCCGAAAGTCTTGACCATAAATCGGGCAAACACATAGAGCGCGACGGCCATCATTATAAGTGCCTTTGGATACCAAAGTAGCGGATGCTCGTATTCCTTAAGCTGCAATTCCTTGATCTGCGCACGTCGTTGCAGCTCCAACTCCAGAGACTTAACGTCCGCCTCTATGTTGGCCTTTTCAAGAGCCGTGGCATTTGTCGCCAGTTCCCGCTTGTGGTTTAGCACCTTCTCCACAAGGCCGTCACCGAGAAGGCCCTTGATAAAGGGGAAAACCAATCCGAGAAGGGCAATCATACGCCAGTCCCCCCCACCTTGGCCTTGTTCCCGCTCAGGCGCATGGCAATGTTAGCCAGTGCAGCCCCGGCAAATAGGACCACGCCCGTTTCTTTCGAGTCCAGAACAGACCCCCAAGGCAGGGCATTGATGAAATCAGCCAGCATTCCCAAGCCCATTGCGGCATTGGTCAAAACCGTTCCCCAAGAGGGAAGGAAAGCATGGATTGTGAGATAGGCGACATATAAGCCCACAGCGACGGCAACGATAAGCAAAAGGGTGACAAGCATGGGGTTAACCTTTCTTTGGCATGAACAGGAACGCGAGGAATGAGAGAAACGCTTTCAGAAGCCCTACAGAAGGCTCAGGATTGGCCGCAGACGGCGTTTCAGGGATTGGCGGCATAGTTGGGGCCGGAGACATTGGAGGGGCTGTGGGGGCTTCTTTTTGAGCCTTGATGGCGTCCAGAAGCGATTCAATCACGGCGGGCTTGTGGAAAGCCTTGTTCAACCCGTCGCCCGCGTAGAAACTTTGCCCACGGTTGACGATCCGGCTCCCACCCTGCACCGTAGAAACAACAGGAAGCGAGGCCCATTCCTTTGCAAGGTTGTTTGCAAATTCGGTACGGGTGATTTTCCCGGACAGGAACCTGGGCAAGCCGCGCTGTTCCACAAGGTAAAGCGCCATGCGGTCCTGTAGTTCCGGCGTCCACACCTCAGAGCCTTTAAGGCCCATGCCCTGCATGGTGGCTTTGAGCGTCTTGCGAAGGAACTGATAGCCGCCGCAAGCCGTAGAGGCTGATTTTCCAGCAAGCATCTGGGTTTGAAAGTTCAAAACGCCGTCTAGTGTCATCTTAGACACATCGGCATTCTTGCTTACGCCCTTCGCGCCGGAATAGATTTGGCCGTAACCTTTTGGGGCCTCATGCGACCGGATGGCGTCAAGAAGGGTTTTGATTTCAGGGGTGACTTTCACAAGTTGTCTCCTAAGTTTGTGCAGAAAGCAGTCGCCATTTCGGCAGACAAATGCGGGTGCGATAGAGCGGGGAAGTGCGAAATATTCCGGCACTCGAATCCCGCGCTTGTGCTGTTGCAGTGAAAGCTAACAGCAGGGCTATCAGTCCATAGAGATACCTCATGGGGCCTCCTATCTTGCGAGAATTATCGGAATCCACTTGACGGCCATGGCAGCAATGCCACCGCCAACAAGACCTCCAAGCCAAAGCACAACGCGGGAACCGCCGCGCAATTCCGCGACAAGGTCTTTCAGTTCTGAAACCTCCGCCCGCAGTTCTTCATTTTCTCTGCGCAAAAACTCCACCTGTTTAGTGAATTGCTCGCTCATCGCTTTGAGTTGTTCTTTCAAAGCTTCCGCGATGCCTTGCAGTCGCCCAATGTCTTGATCTGTGCTGGTCATGCGAATGCCCATGACGAAGCGGCCATGTCTGTTGACGTGCCGCTGTTCCAAGTATCGGTTGGGGTTGTTGAATTGGCCTGAATTGGTCGGCTGTTGATTTGTACGTAAACAGCGCCGCTCGAAAAATCATAATCGGCAGACGTGCCAGTCGGGGGCGTCGGGATATTGCTGCCGGAATTTACGGCATAAGCGCCAAACCAAAGCCCACCCGCGTTGATGGTTGTTCCAGTCAATGAAACGCCAGTTCCAGACGCGGCGGTATTGCTGAATGAATCGGTTTCGTTGTTTCCCTTCCCCGGCCTGCCAACAACACGATAGACGGCAACCTTTGGCGTACAGCCTGCCGAGTAAGTTGCTGTTACAGTGACCGAACCGGAGCCGGATGGAACCGCTGCGAAGCCAATTGCGAAACTATAACCAAGTGACCCCACCGTTCCTGTATGTTCAGACGTTGCCTTGGTGACAGCCACGCTATTGACGGTTGTTGACGCCGCCGTGAGTGTTGCTGTTGTTCCAGAGTACGAAACAATGAAAATTTCACGGTCGGCATGGGCTGAACCTATGTCGATTGAGCCAGTGACAGAAGAAACCTTACTTCCCGACAAACTGCCGCAGTACACAAGTTCATACGAAGTGCCGGAACCCACCAGCATCATGTTGGCAATACCCGGAAGCATTATTCCACCCCCACGGTTGCAAGATAAATTTCAGTCTGCCGCGCAAGGCCGACTAGTGACATAAGATCAACAGAAACCAATTCCGCCGCCTCATGTGCTTTAGTGTTCATGGCGTTTCGCACTGCATTGTGCGCAAGTTGCTGTTCCGGCGTCCACTTGCCCGCGTTGTCGCGCATGGCTTGCAAGGCTTCTTTTTCAGCCACCGCCAATTCATCATTTGTTGCCTCGCCATTGGCATGTCGCGCTAGTGTTTTGACCGCTTCAATTGATCGGCTATCGACAATTAAAGACTGGACCTCGCGCAACAGGGACAAGACAAAGCCGCGCCAAACACCAGCCTTTTCCGGCTCGGCCCGGAATGCCCAAATTGCTTGGGACAGTCCGTTCGTGTTGATAAAGCTGGCATAGGTTAAAGGCTCATCATCCGCCGCCGTTTTGCCTACAGCCGACAGGATGCCAACCCAGCCCTCAGAACAAGGCGAGGCCGCTCTGATACGGGAAAGAGTTGTCGTTTCAGCCATTATGCCAAGCCCTTGACAAGGTTGGCCGCGATGAAATTGGCCGCAATGACTGTGTAGAATAGAACGTCGGTTGTCCCCGCTGCCGTGCTGGCTGTTGGATCAGTTCCGCCCGTAAATTTCCAGTCAGCATGATAGGCAAGAGTCCGCGAGCCTGTTCCGTCCTGAATGACACGGATAAACCCTGACTGCCCAACTTTCGTATTTGACGGCTGGCCTAGGGTCCGATTTCCGCCAAGCGTGACTCGAGCGTTGATGAAGGTGGACATATCAACGGCAATAGTTGCCGCGTCTGTGAGAGTAACGACTTCGGCGGCGCTCCATACATCATCCGTCACCAGTACCTTATCTGCCGTGTTGGCCCGGAATTGCGCCGCCGTCGCTACATTAAGCGAAGCTGCCGAACCAAGGGCAAGGTTGGAACTCATGATCGAGAACCAACCACTCGCACCGTTCGACACTAGGCCAAGCGATGAATATTGAGTGGATAGGGATTTTGTAGAAGACCCATCAACGGTCTGTGGCGATGATGGGGTTATGGTGATCGTTCCGGTTGCCCCGGAGTTGACGACAAAGAATGGAAAACCGCTGCCCACATCTTCACTGTCGGCATTGACGGTCATTACAAGCCCGCCGATACCAGAGGCGTCACAAATAAACAGCTTACCCCGGTCTGCCGCTGTAACCGTGAAATTAGCGGTCTTTGACGAAACAGGGAAATCTAATTCCGTCCCCGCAGCGGTGACTGCGTAGTTGTCTATTTCGTGGAATGTCGTTCCAGCCGATGTGGTGTAACGGAGTTTGTAAGTCCCTTCCGCCAAGAAAACCGCAGAGAAAAGGCCGCCGCTATCTGCAACAAGCGGGTTTGCATGGGCAACGCTCAAGGCCGATGTGGTGTAAGCATCAACTGGCGTCGTTGTTCCGGCATTGAAGAAATACAGCTTCGCCCCCGCAAGGACGTTGCCGTTTGCGTCATTTGCGCGTGAAAACATTTGCGGCAAGGCAAAGGCCATGGGGATACCTCATATTGATTTTGGGGGAGTGAGGGGCTAAAAGGCCCGAATGCGATTTTTGAAAATGGTCGCGGCCCTGTTTTGCGGGCTGCTTTGCGCGTACTGCGCAGTTATCGTCGGTTCAACACTGAGCGCCCTTTATGGGCCTATCGGAATGGCGGCGGTCCTGCCCGTCGCCCTTGTGTCGTGGCTGCTTATTGTCCAGTCGCTCCCACAACGGCAGAACGAGACGCGCTATCGCGGACAAGGCGAGCAAGGGTTGCCCGTTGTTCGCGGCTCATTTGATATTGACCAGCGCGATTGAATGTTCCCTGTGGGATTGTCTTGCTAGCAAGAATGCGGGCAATTTCATCTGCACGGAGTTCAGTAATACCACTTGAAACCGCAACAGCCTTGCGAAGTCCGGACATTGCCGCGCCAATCACATCGCCACGCGCAAGCCGTGAGCCAGCCTCAAGCAAAGGCTCAACTCCGCCAAGTCCGGAATCTCCCATATCGGAAAGCTGACGCGCCGTTGTGCTGTTGCCGCTCAGGGCGTTATAAGACTTGCGCATCTGTTCTTCGCCACGGGCGAACTCTGCAAACTGCGCAAAATTCTTTTGGTTGCCAAATACAGCCTGCAACCGCTTCTGGCGGGCGGGCGCGGCCCACAGCCTCGCAATCGCATCGCCACCCGGCCCCATGCTGTCGATAACGTCAGCCATCTTGCGGGCGTAGCCAATGCGGAACGTGTCGCGGGAAGCGTTGTCAAGATCGGCAATCGTCTTTGCCAGTACCGGAGCATCGGCATTGAATGACTTGCGACCAAGTTCAAGCGCGTTCTTGACGGACAAATCGTCTGAATAGACCTTTCGTGCCTTGGCAAATTCAGGCACCGCGCCGTCAATTGTCTTTAGAAGGTCTTTCTTAACCTCATTCAAAGAGCGGCCAATAGCGGACATTCCGCCAGCCGCGCCCTTGGTGTTTTCCGCTTGAATAACGGAATCCAGACCGCGCTTGATGTAGTCCCATTGCTCAACGGATGGCAGAGGCGTTACCCTGCCATCCGGCCCGCGTCCGATAACGGCACCGATGGCCTTTGGCTGCTTTCCTTCCGCAATCAAAATGTCATTCGCAGCGGAAACAACCGAACTTTGCAGCCGGGGCGGGACACGCGACCACACGCGGGTTATGGCGGGTCCGTGCTGTTGATAATTGATCGGCGTGGCGTATGCTTTTTCGTATAGCGGCTTAGCATTGGTGCGGAGGGTATCAATCGCATCATCCAGTGTTTTCTGATAGCTGTCCGGGTCGCCAAGCTGTTTCCCGACCTGTTGCGTAATGCGGTCGTTCTGTGAAAGCTGACGGTTGTAAACGGCCTTGGACAACTCACGCGGCCCCTTGCCGCCACGGTTCACAACGGCACGGCCCAAACGCCCGCCGCTTTCGCCAAGCGCGTCAATCACCATGGCGTCAGGGTTTACTTTCCCCATTTGCTGCAATTCGGCTTGAACTTGGGCGACAGTCTTGCCCTCGCGTTCTGCCATTTTAGCAATCTCACGGGCGGCAAAGCCTTGCGCTGAACGGTTGCCAGGGACAAGATTGCGGGCAACCTTTGCCCCTGCTGAAAATGGCGCGATAGCTACGGGAACGGCACCGCCAACAAGCGCACCAGTTCCCGCACCGATTGCCGATTGTTTCAAGCTGTCTTGAAATCCGTCGCCTGAGCCAAACCCATAGGCCGCACCATATGCAGCGCCGGACTTAGCGCCTTGTGCAATTCTTGGGAGGATGGTTGTTGCAGCCTTTACGCCACTGCCAGCACCAAGGCTTGCAAGCCCGCCAACAAGCTGCCCGCCGAGATAGTCGCCCGGCGCGGCTTGCTGCATTTCCTCATTGCCTGAGCGAACCCGGTCACGGAAATCGGTGTAGATTTCACCCGCTGGCCTTTGGTCGCCCTGCACTTTGCGAACAGCGGTTTCAATGCCGCCCGCAATTTCATCCCCAAATCCAAGGGAAAGAGAGTCCAGCAGGCCAAGTGTTGCAGCCCGGTTCTTTGCTTCAACGCCAACTGGTTGCCTGTCGCCCTTGCCTTCAGCCGATTGCGAAGCCACAGAAGGCTCAGGAGCGGCTTTTTCCGCTTCGGGGGCTGTCTTGTACTTGGCAAAGCGATTGCCGCCCTGTGGGGCTGCTGTAGGTTCTGCCGTGCGGTACTTTGCGAAGCGGTTGTCTGCCATTTACTGCCCCAAGATTTGAGCGGATGCACCTTCACCGAACACGGCGTCAAATTCAGCCCGTGCGGATGGTGATGGATCGGCGGTCAAATCCTCAACTGCGTCGCTGGGAATATCAACCCCGCCAACGTTGAAGCCGCCGCCAATGTCCTGCCCCGTAATGCCGTCAGCGCCGGGATAGGTTTGCGCGTCAGGCTGGCCCTGTGGTTGCCCTTGCTCCAAAGCGCCCGCTGCCGTGCGTTTCATCGCGTTGGCGGTTGTGGCCCTGTTTCGCGCCTTCTGTGCAATCTTCTCAGGCGTGTCGCCCGGTTGCGGGAAGTACTGAATCGAGGCGTTTTCAAATTCGCTCGGACTAATCGCAGCGCCCGACTCCTTACGAAGAACAGCGTTGATGAAGTTTCGTTGCGCTTGGTCAAACCGTTGATATTCAGGCGTGGCGAGATAATTCCCCACCCCAAAAGGCAAACTAGCCTTGGCTTTGTCTTTGTAGTCTGTGGCGGCGGAAACAACGGCTGGGTCTGATAGGACAGACTCAGCATCAACCATGCGGTCATAGAAGCCTGCCGCGTTGTTCTGGTCTGTCGTGGGACGGATAGCGCGGGTCGGAGCGGGGGCGGAAGGGTCACGAGGCCCGCCGGGGATAGGCTGCAAATTGCCTTCCCCTGTCCAGCGATAACCTGCCGGGGCATTTTGACCTTCAGCACGCTTCATAGCATTTATGCGAGACGTTTCCGCATTCATCTGGTCAAGGCCATAACCTCTATTGAACTGGTCGGCCTGTGTTGCGCCCTTAACACCCTGCATCATGCCAATGAAGGCATTGCGGTTGTTGAAATCCCGTTCCTCAGGGTCGAATTGATGGCCCTGCTTTTCGAGAAACGCAATCGTAGCATTCCACTTTTCCGGCGTGTCTGCAGCATAGAACGCGCCCGCGATTTTCTGCTTTTCAGCATCGCTCATTTCAGCCTGAACCGCTGCCTGCTTTTGCTGATAGCCCGCAACGTCCATATATGAACCAGGGTCAAGGCCAGCCAATGAGGCAAGAGAGCCTTTGTCGCCCATGAGTGCTTTGCCCATCAATGGACGGGCCTGCTCCATGCGCTGCAAGTCAGACAGCTTGAACTTGTTCATCTGGTCTGTCTGTCGAAGCTGCTTACCTTCCATGAATGCCCCATAAGGGTCAAACGCGGGGCCTTGTGCCATTTCATAGAGTGAAGCCATGTTTTCGCCCCTCAATAAAGCGTTTTGGCAAAGCCAAACTTTTCGCCAAGGCCCTGCCCAAGCGAACCGGACCCAAAGCCCCCAAAGCCGCCAAGCATTGTCAATCCGCCGCTTAGCAAACCGTCAAAGCCTGCCATCTGTCCGGCCTTGATCTGTGCCTTGTTGTTAAAATAGTTGGCCTGATTCTGCCCCTGCCCCATACGCAAGTCAGCAAGCGTTCCCGTCACACCAAGGCCCGTATTTGCACCACTCGCCAGCGGATTAACGTATTGCTGGAATGTCTGGTTCGTGACGTTTCGCGCATTGTCTTGCAGCGCCATCAAGGTACGCCCCGAATTACGCATCCCCGCCGCGTTGCCCATGCCTGCTGTGCCTGTCTGCCCCGCTTTCATCGCGGCATCGTACTGCAACCGATAAAGCGGGCTGTTCTGGAAATTCGTAATTGCCGCATTGCTGTCCCCAATGCCAATCGCGTCATTGTAGAACTGGAGCGATTTATCACCCGCCTGTTTGTACTGGTCAAACATGGGGACGGTTTCGTTATACGCTTTCTCCTGTACGGCAAGCGCCTGTTTGTTGCCCTTCTTAAGGGCTTTCGCGCCAAAAATGCTTGAGAAAAATCCCATGGCTTACCTCAATTCTTTAACGTCGTGATTGTTTCGTTTTGCTTGGCCTTCAATTCGTTCACCATGTCCGCAATGGTCTGAATGTAAGCCTGATTGTAAGCGCCGCCCGCCGCCGCAATGTCAGTGGTGGACACCGTGTCAACCGCGTCAAAGCCACCAAGCCTGCGCTGAACCGCATTCAGCCAGCGAAGCCATATCGGGCCAAACCCGGACTTGCGGGAATCAAGAGCCTCAATGTTTTGAGGAAATTGCAGCTTAGCCATGGTCAATTCCTCAGGGGGCGAACGTCAACCGCCGCCTGGAACACCGCCCGCGTTACAGGTTCAGGCATGGAAAGCTTGAACCCCATCCCCGAGCCATTGCATGACCCCAAGCGATTAAAGCGCACGTCCTTTGCGTATTTGCCCTGCGTCCCGGCGCTGCGGCTGTATTCACGGCCCCAAGTCATTCCGCCATCGCGGCTTACCTTGAGCAGGATTTGAGGGTCTTGAATGTGCGCCGCACTTTCCGCATCACCTACGCCGCGCTGCACATCAAGGGACAGCGCATCGCAGATATAACCATCTGGGAAGGCGTTAAGCGGGCTAGTCTCAATTTCGAGAATGCAAGGGTCACCTTCATCATCAATCGCGTCAAACGTGAACTCATAAATGTTCCCGTCAGTTGCATCCAAGAGCAAATCCTTATTGAACGCATAGATGTAATACCCGCACCGAAACGTGTCGGATTGGTAGCTTGTGACGGGGAACCAAAAACCAGTCACCATGTCACGCATCCAGCACCATGTTGGAGAGCGCAGAAAATAGAATTGGTGGCCCTCAAGGTGAACGGCAAAGCCCGTTATGTCGTCGGCCCCGCCGCTCTTGATCGTGGCCGCAATGTCTCGGTCAACTTCATGTGTGCTGATAACCTGTCGTTCACCGCCAGAACTTGCGACGACTGTCGCTAGATCGTTGACCCAAACTACAACACCAGCCACATTAGTTGGTGAAAACCTTGCGCCACATCCGGAGCCTTCCCCCTGTCCAGCGCCAAGCAAAGGCGAGAACGGAAAGGCCGCCCCGTTGTCAAAGCGGAAAATCTCAAGAGACTTTTCGCCCCAATACCAAAAATCTTCGCCAACGTCTAAAACCCGGACACCGCCATCCGCAGAACGTTCGGCTTCGGAAAAGTGAGGCGCATCAATATCGCCGCTGTCATTCTCCGCCGATGAATAGGCCAAGCCATCGTTGATGCCGTAAACCGTGAAGCCGTTTGAGTGACAGTTGGAATGGACGCCGCTCGGCAAATCCACGTCTGCCACCTCTGTGATTACGTCGCTTTCAACGATATAATTCTTGGTGTCCGCCGTGATGGTGAATTGGCGGGTTGCCTTACGGTTGAATGAAATGGTTACAGGCTTTTGCCCCAACACCGTGCCAATGGCAGTCGCAATACCGCCGCCACTGATCTTGTAGCACGTCTCGCCAAACACCGTATAAACAAGGTCGCCTGAGACTATGCCGCCACGGCCTTTTTGCCCGCTTGCCACCGTCGAAAACAGCTTAAGGCGCGGCCTTGTGTAGATGGCGAAATTTGTCTTTCCGCCTTCCGTCTGTTCAACATAGCCATTCGTAATAGTAGCACCGCCGCCTTGGCGGGCCTTGGCTTTGTCCGACGCTGGACCCAATGGCAAGGGAATGGGGGCCATTAGAAATTCACAATCTCAGTTTGCGGGGCTGGATAGTTGTTGTGCATGTAGTCGGAGAGCGCGGCCTCGCCCTCAACAAGCCATGACGGGTCGCGTTCACGGCCAAACTTGCGGTAAACCTGATTACAGACGCAAAGCGTTACGCCATGTTCTGCACCATCCGGGATTTCTTCCTCGTCGTCGTACCAGTCGATAATCATACGGTTCTGAGCCGTGCGCCGCCAATTTACATAAGCGGTCTGCACAGTAACGCCGTCTTCTGCACTAGGTGTCTCGCCACTCGCCAAGACGCCAAGTTCTTCGAGAACGGCGGTAGCCAAGTCTGTGATTGTCAAAGCCATGGCAACCGCCGCCTTTCTCGTTAAGCCGTGATGTAGGTGACAGCCAGCTTCAAAGTGCCAGCGGCACCCGTGGCAGGGCCAGCCTGCACAAGAACGTCAATGGTATCCTCAGCCGTGTAGGCATTCAGAAAGCCCGTGTTGACATTCAGCGCAGCGGTAATGCCGCCCGCCTGGCCGATGGTCGCGCCGTCAATGTAACGGTCAGTGTCGCTGCCGTCGCCGACGTCAAGAACAACAGTCGGTGAACCGTCCGTGTCAATGTCCGTTGCGGTGAGCATCACGTTGATGATGGTCGCGCCCGAAGGAACGCGAACCATTTCAAAAACGTCGTTCAAAGCAGGCGCGGCTGTCATGGTATAAGAACCAGTAACAGTGACGGCCTGTCCCTTGGAAGTGCCGTGCGGCGTCGAAACGGTCGAAGCGGCAGCGGCGGCTGTGAAAGTAGCCATGTTAGTACCTCATGAATGAATGAAAGGGGAAAGGGGCGAACCTAAGCCCGCCCCATGTGCCAATTACGCATCGGCAACGGACGCGAAGTAGCCCGTCACAATGCCGTGTTGCTTGAGGTCGTCGGTATCGGTAGCGCCGGAACCGAAGGTGAGTTTGTTGACCTCGTACCAAGCACGGGTCGCAATGCCCTGCTTGTCACCGTAGTCAAACTCGTCTTCAACCGACTGCCAACGCTTGCCGTAGCCAACGCCAACCGACTGAGCGCCACACAGATAGACAGGCGACACGTTGATGGCACCGGCACCAACACCAGTCAAAACCGGAATGTCGTCAATCTCGTGGACAATGACGCCATCATGTTCAATGTCGCCACCTTCAAACAACTTGATGCCCTGCATCTTGAGGTTTGAGTCACGACGGTTTGCGATGATGGTGGAGTCATTGCCAAGGTCGCGGAACGTCAGCGGGTTGGCAAACATGACATAGAAGCGCTTGCCGCCTTCGACCGTGATAGGACGAATGCGGGGGCTTGCAGACAGTGCCATGCGCTTCATCAACGACACGGCAACAGCGGTCAGCTTGTCAGCAGTGTTGTCAATGTTGGCGAGTGAGGCGCTGTGGTCGTTGCTGCTGTTGTTGCTCTTGAGCGCGCCAAACAGAACGCGGTCAGCGTTGTCAACAAGCCAAGCGTCCTTTTCAGCCTCGGAAGCCGAAGCATAGGCAACGCCGTTGATGGAACCCATGGCGGCAATCACCTTGCCGCGGGTGTGTTCCATCGTCCAATCCTTGAGCGCAACCTTGGCAGCGTCACGAAGGTCGATTGCAGATTTCTTGTTTTCGAAAACCGGAACCTGGACGGCATGACGATACTGTTCAATCGTCAGGCGGTGCGAACGCTGTTCAAGCCGTTCTTCATTGCCCTGAAGGGTGTTGGAACCCGTGGTGGCAGCGTTTGCCAGCTTGTTGACCAAAGCAAAGTGAATGGCGTCGCCCTTCATCTTGCTCAAATCTTCTTTGACGTGAATCACGGAGTTTTCATCCGTACCCATGAACTTGGAGAAACGGTTCTCCTGCATGTATTCAGTGAAGAACTTGTCGTCCCACTGTTTGACGGTAAGCCCCGTCACGGCGGCAGATGTAGCCATGGTGTAAACCTCTTGGTGTTAGCGTTTTTTGAGAATTTCGTTGAGCGGCGTAGGTCCGTTGAAGCCGTCCGGGTTTGAAACCCTTCCGCCTTGGGACTGCGTTTCAGCGAGTGAAGTTGGGAGAACGCCAGCCAATCGCGCCCTGACTTTTTCCTCAACAATCTTGTCAAGGTCAGTCATGGTTTTTGCGATTGTTTCTTGCCGGATTTTCTCAGCGTACTGGACAGGATCACCAATTTCTTGACGGGCCTTGAACTCTTTGGCGGCCTTGTAAGCAAACTCTGCCGGGTTGCGGGCGCGGTTCATTTCGGCACGAAGGGCGGGGTTTTCACGGGCCTGTTCAATGAACAGATCGCGCATTTCCTCATAATCTTCGTACTTGTCCGCTGCCGCTTCCTCCAGTACCGCAAAGCGCGTTTCGCTCACGGCATTGTAGAGTTTCTCATCAAACGACTTTGAAAAGCCTTCCGGGTCCGCAATCGGGTCAATAACCTGTTGCGGCTGGCGCAAAGCGGTCATTTCGCGTTCCAAAGCCTCGCGCTTCATCCGTTCACTTTTCAGTTCACGGCGAATTGTTGCGAATGCCTTGTCGGCTTCTGATTTTTCCGCTTTAGGTTTTTCGGCTGCTGGCGTCTCAGCCTCTTGTGTGACCTTCTCAGGCCCGCCCTTGTCCGTTTGTGGTTTGCTTTCCGTCTGCTGCGCGGCCTCTTGTGGTGAAGGCGCAACAGCGGGCGTATCGCCGCCAAGAATGGCGTCAAGTGTAGTGGTGTCCATTGTGTTCGCTTGTCAGCCCGATTATCGGCGGCGTCCCGAAAGCACCCGTCTTAGGTCGGTGGCACCTTAGTTAGCCGGGAATAACCCCGGTGTTCTGTTGCGGCATTTGAGGCTGCATGGCCTGAGCCGCGAAACTCATATTCCCCTGCACTGTCTCGGAGCGCAGCTTGTCCGTTTCCGCTGCCGTCTTTGCGGCCTTGGTTTCGGACTCGGCAACCTTTGCCTGAGCGCCGCGCATCTGCAACTCCTGCATTTCCGGCGGGGTTTGTGGAGACTGCTGGTTCTTCATTGCCTCAAGAACCTTGTCCTTATTGCGAATGGAACTAGCCTGGATGATAGCATCAGGCGGAATTGGGAAGCCGGACTTGGCAAGGTCAACCAATTCGCCAAACTGTTCTTGCTGCAACGTCACCGTGTCAACCGTCTCGTCAAGCACAATGTCAACGTCAAGCATGGCAACGTTGTTCAGCTTCTTGCCCGTGGGTTGTTTTGCCGATGGGTCTGTTGCGATCTGCTGTTCAAGCACGGCCATTTCTTCAGGGCCAATACCTTGTGCAATCGCCTCGGCCATAGCAACGTCAGCGACGGTTTCCGGCCTGTTCAAGCCAACGAACTTGATGTTCTTTTCGTTGTCGGTGACGCGAATCCACTTTTCTTCAGTCCAGAACTGGCGAACGCGGTTCCAAATCTGGCGATAGACGCGCAACTTGAAATTACGATAGCGGGCCATGACGCGACCCAACTCAGACAGCCCGCCTTGCTGTGATGCAATGATGGCGCGTCCACTTGACCCGGCCTTTGTGTCGCCCATAAGCGATGAATTCGGCCCGGCAAACTCCATTTCGGCCTTGGCTTCTTGCAGCAACTGCAATTCGCCGCTGGTCTGGTCGGTGTTTTCCTGAATGTCAAACTTGCGGCCAGGATTGACCTCAATAACGCCGTCAGGGCGGGCCAATTCGTCACGAACCCGTTCTTTATGGTCAACCGCGCCCTTGTCCATGACAACTTGGCGCGTCATCAACCGATAAAGGCTCTTAGCGCGGCGCTTGTTGATTTCGTCCTGAATGTCGAGAAGTTCCGCAACCTCGCCATAACGGTTGTTGTCGCGGTCAACGTAGCACGACCACATTTCAAGCGGGCATTCAGGCTCACCGTCCGTATTGACAAAAGGAACGGCAACACCGCCCTTGAGAATGCCGCCCTTGGTGTAGTGCGCCCAATGCCAAACACCCTGCTCCAGATAGTAAACCTGCACAATGCGGACGCGCTTGCGATTGCCTAGCGAAACCCATTTGTTGAACGCGGGCTTGTCGTCATACGTCTTTGACGTTGCCGCAGCCGTCTCACTCTCAATGGTAAAGGCAATCTTGTCAGCCTTGTCGGGATAAGCCAGCTTGGCTTGCTCTTCATCCATCCATACAACGCCGCCCTTGTAGGAAGCGTCACTGAAATCATGCTTGGATGAATATGGGTCATAGAACAGGCGGTCCCATTCCCAATACTTGATATCAGGGCAACCGCGCTTGGCGTCGTACAGGATTTCCACCCCGCCGAAGCCCTCCACAATCCCATCCTCAAACGCATCCGAAAAGATTTCAGGGAGCATCTGCTCATCTTGAACGTAGCGCAGCGCATCCGTCGCAGCCTGTGCACCTTCTTCATCAACCGGGGCATTGCGCGGGAAGGCCCTTGGGTCCAGGCGCTGCTGGATTTCATAGCCCGTCAGAAAGTTGACCTTGCGCTTGACGCGATTCCACACAAGGGCAGGTTGCTTACGCTTCTCCAGCTTTGACCGTTCCTGAGCCGTGTACTGGTTGCCGTCAAAGTAATCACGGCACTTCTCAGACTTGGCCCGTGACGCGACGGACATTTCCTCAGAGGTTTCGAAATAGCGCACAAGTTTAGACAGCACATCGCCGCCATCTGACTTGACGGGTTTTGCAGCGCTTTCAGTTACAGCGTTTTCCATTCACCCTCTACATCTTCGTCAAGCCTGTCAAAAGCACGGTCCCATTGGTCAACCGGCTGCTTTGCAGGGAGTATTGATTTGCCCGTCATGTCCGCCAACATGCGGAACACAAGGCTTAGCGCGTCAACCTGGTCGTCATGCTTGCCAGCCGGGAAGGAAAGCAACTCGCTTTCCAAGTCTGCAAGCCATTTGGCCTTGCGGGGAAAGAACACCTTGCCGCTTGCCAGCCTTGCCTGAAATGTTCTTGCCCGCGTCGGTTTGTCGGACGTGGAGGAATACTGTTCCCGCATACAATAGACGCCGCGCTCTTGCGCCCTGCGCTCCAGGAACGGCCCGATTGATTTAATGATCTGCCCGTTTTCCTCAGCCCAACCCAAAGGCTCTTGGGCTTCCATTAGGTCTAGAACCGCTTCAATCCACACGTCAGGGGTTTTCTGCCCCCGCCAAACGTCTGTGATGTAAACATTCCCGTCAGCATCTGCTGCAACGGTCACATGGACTGTGAAATCTCCGCCGCCATCCGTTACAGCGTAATCGCTTGCGCCATACACATGAACATTTTCGGGGAGCGTGTCGTAGTATTGAACCCATTCGCGCTTGAAAAAGTTGCCCTCTTCTGGTGCGGGCTGTTGCTGGTAAAGAGAACTCCAATCCCTCGGCAGCATGTTGCGCTTGATACGCTCCAATGCCTCAACCGGGTAATCCTCAGGCCATGCGGCGCGGCCTTCACCGTCAATCGCTGGAACCTCTACCACCCGCCAAGTGTCGCCACCCTGCGCTTGTTGCGCCAACAGATAGCCCGTCAAATCCTCTTCGTGCATTCTGTGGTTAATCACCACAATCGCACCGCCCGGCATGAGGCGATTGTAAAGTGTGCCTCGATAGTAATCTATGACCTTCTTGCGCATCACCGCGCTCTGTGCGGCTTCCATGGTCGGGAATGGGTCATCAATCAAAGCAACGTGAGCGCCACGCCCCATGATCTGACTTTCAACACCCGCCGAAATGTAAACGCCGCCCTGCGATGTGTGCCACTTGTTCTTAGCACTGCTGTCGTCTGAAAGCGTCGTCTCAGGGAAAAGGTTTAGATACTCCTGCGATGCAATGATGTTGCGAACGTCACGCCCAAAGTCTGCCGCGAAGTCGGCACTTGCCGATACGCTGATAAACTGTCTGTCCGGGTAATGACCCAAGTACAACGGCGGGAAGCGCCTAGAGGCCAACTCGGACTTGCCATGCCGGGGAGGCACCAACAACATGAGGCGGTCAACCTCACCCTTGAGAACACCCTCTAATTCATTTGCAATAACCCTGTGAACCGCCCCCGTCCGATAGTTGGGGTAGGTGTACTCAGTGAACGCTATCAGGTCCCGCCGCGCTATCCGGCGCTTCAGCAACTCTTGCGCCGCTGCTTTCCTCTCGGAGGATGGCAACAAGGTCGGAGTCGGGGAGTTCTTCAACAGTGCGGTTGTCATTCAGGTTCATATCCACCGTGGCAACTGGCTTCCCATCAACGCGGTCCGCAATGAATGAAGCCGCAGCAAGCATGTCCTTGTGGGTTTTGTCCAAAGCCACGTCCATGACATTGCGGGCAATAGCGCGAAGGTCGCGGCCTGATTCAGCGCTGCCAATCTCCAACATGATTGCGGTATGGAAAGCCTTATCTTTGCGCTTTCCGCTGTTTTTGTTGCCTGCCATTTAAAAAGCCGAACTAATTGTAATCGCTAAGGTTGCTTTCCTCGAAAGGAGAGCGGCGGATGAAGAGGGTAATCTCGTCTGCAACGTCATAATCACCCGCTGTATCCCAACGGCCATGAAAGCGCCCTGTGGCTGTTGTGGTGATGCTGACTGAATAGTTACCAATGCTGTTACGGGTTGGCGTTACTGTCGTCTTTGTGCCGTTGTCGCCGTACATATACTGGAAGGTGAGATCAGCGGCGTCGGCCAAAAGATTAGTCTCCCTGTCTGTAACAAGGGTATTGACTGTAAATGTTTCGCCGTAGTTCACGCGGGCCATGGAAGCCTCACTGGATTGACACGGACAGCTTGGCACCCTGTGTGATTGAGGGGCTTAGCCTTGCCGGGGTTGTGATTGAGCCACGAAGCTTTGCGCCTTGGGATATAGATGGCGAAAGACGGGCCGGGGTGGATATGCTGGTATTGAGCTTAGCGCCCTGCGTGATGGTAACTGAGGGGCTGGTAGGGGTGAGGAGGTAAACGTCAGCCGATGAGCCTGTAAGCGTGTAGGAACCGGGTTCACTGTCTAGCGCGTAGCCATATTCGAGTGAGGCCGTTGTGCCTGTCAGTGTGTATGAACCAGCCTCAGCCGTTAGGCCAAGGGTTTCGACAAGGATAAGGTCTGCGGCTTGCCCTGTTAGGGCATAGGAGCCAGACGTTGCCCCTATGAGGCGTCCGCGCTCCAGTGAGGCGGCTTGACCTGTAAGGCTGTAGGAACCACTGGTAGCCGTTACCTCACGGCCATATTCAAGGTTGGCAGCCGTCCCGGTGAGAGCGTAGGAACCGGGGCTGGCAGAAACGACATAGCCGCGCTCTAGATTGGCAGCGGTTCCGGTGACGGTATAAGCCCCCGCATCAGCGGTGAGCGTGTAACCCGTCAACGGGGTGTAGATGAGATCGGCGCTTGTGCCAGTAAAGGCATAGCTTCCGGCTGTTGCCGTGACCTCGTAGCCCCTTTCGAGTGAGGCTGAAGTCCCGGTTAAGGCGTATGAGCCAGAAGCGGCAACGAGCGTCTTGGCGCTTGAAAGAGGCTGGCCCGCAATAGGCCCGCCCGCAATGGGCAGGAATGCGGACATTTCAGATTATCCTATTTCCAGAATAAGGACAGGCAATATACGCCTGAACAAACCACAAGTGGAGCAGCAAGGCCCTTCCAATCAAACGGCAAGCCACTTTCCCACTGGGTAAATTCACGCCCACAATAGAACGCAGCACCCGCTGCTAGTCCTGCGTTCAGACCAAACACTGGCCAGAGGACAAGGGCGATGGTGAGCGCAACAGCGCCGTGGCAAACCCAATAGGGTGTTGCGACATAGAGGCCATACGCCATGGCCTTCACCACGAGGAAGGCGTCATTCAGCCAGGTCATGACCATTCCCCCACAACAGTCGTGCCATTTTCAACATGGCGTCTGCACTTGAAATAGCTGCCCGCTTTCACAATGGCCGCGTTTGCCGTGACAAGCGCACAGGACGGGATAATCGTACCAGCCGCCGTGACGTTGAACGTGCCATGTATACGTACTACAAGTCCTGTGCCTGTGCCAGCAGCAGAGACAGACGCGACAGAGGCGCTTGTTACCGATGCAGAGCCAGAGCGCGCAGCAGCGTCAAGCGGTGTTGTGCTGTCAATACCGTCAACAAGATAGAGGATTGAGCCGAGCGTTGCGCCACCGCCGCCAAGAATATGAAACGCCATGTTGCCAGACGTGGCGCTCATAGTCGTAAGGTACAGTTCGCACTCGAAGGTATAGACGCCAGTTCCCAGCCCAAGCGTGCCATTAGTTGAGGCGTTGAATAGCTTCTGTGTCGCCACACTGCTCGTTAGCGTGTAATCAGCAGTCTGCTTGATGAGTAAGTCTTTGTCGTTCCAGACGCCCGGACTGTTACCCGGCAGGCTGCCGACGCCAGAGGTGTAGGTTTCGACGAAGCCGCCAGATTGAATGTTATAGCGCGGTCCCGTTGACGCCCCACTCCATGTGATAGAGTAGAACGATGCTGAGCCGCCCGTATCAGCATAAATGAATTGACTGGCCCACGCCGGGGTGCCTGTTAAAGTGACAGTGATGCTGGACATATCCAGCACGCCGCCTGTCTGCAACAAGATGTGCCGAGCGGCGTTGCCTGAGATAGTATACGCACCAACAAAAGTGACCTTACCACCAAGAACGCAAACGATGTGAATTTGTCCTGACGGCACTGTGCCGAAATTAAGAGCGCTCGCAGTCAGATAACCAGCCCCGACGACAGAGACGCCATGCCCGCTTGTTGTCGTCGTCAGCTTAAACCCTCGAAACACCAATGGTGCGCTTACCGACAGAACCGTATTGCTGGTGACGCTCAACACGACATTGGACGGCGTCGTCGTATCTCCTTCAAGGATTGGAGTGACAGAGCCAACGCCACCGCCCCATCTGAGCGCGTTGGTATACGTGCCGCTCGCAACGTGAATCGTTACTGTATATGTGGCCCTATCCAAACCCGCAGTAACATCAAGCGCCTTCTGAATGGTCAGGAAAGCCCCGCCAGAGGTGTTGGCAAGGCCATCGTTGCTGTCGTTGCCATCGGTGCGGACATAATAGTCACGGTTGGCCGTCAGAACTTCGCGGGACCGGCTGTAGAAAGCGGCAAGAACGCCGATGAATATTGTCGCACTGCCGGACAGGCTAATCTTGCTTGTGCCCGCCGTGCCGGAAATCCTGCTGGACGTTACAGTGTCACGACTGAATGTCGTCCCCGATGAGGTATAGGTGCCAACCCCCATTTCGACATCGTCACCATCCCTAATGACATAATTTGCGGTGTCGCCATTGGACATGCCCGCTTCTGCAAATGTGTAGTGGTCCCCCGAAACAGCAGCGACAAGCGTAACCGTCCCCGTCCCAGTCGTGGCCGTGGTCATCCATGCGCGGTTGACATACTTGTGGGCCATAGCTTAACGAATGTCCCAAAAAATGCGGGGATGGGTTATTTCTTGCGTTGTTGGGTTTTTGCTTCCGCCAACACAAAATCGCACATGAGCGCGACCACAGGTGCAGTGAAACTTGTAAATGTCAGGAATGCCCTTTGCCGCGTCCGCCTGGCTTGAATACCAAGCCTCAATATCATGGTTTTCAGGGTGACGGCAGCAACTTGCAATCTGCTGATTTTGCTCTAAATCCTCAATCCATTTGACCGGAATCTTTACAAGCCTTGAAACCCTGGCAACAGGCGTACGTTTGCACGCTAGGACATGCCCATCATGCTGAATTGCCAAACTCATTAAGACACCGTCGCGAGTGAAGCCCCGAAATCAACCGTGAATGTTTCGCCGTTGCCAAGCGTGAAGTTGGCCCCGTAGTCAAAATCGCACATGAGTTTGTCAGTCGTTGACGTGTCGTCATGAATCTCGACATAGCGACCAGCAACCCAATCCGCAGCGGTCGCGGTCCACACAACGTCAACAGCCGTCATCGTGACAGTGCCGCCAGTTCTTGTGCCGTCGTTTTGAATATCCTCACCGCCCGCCGTGTAACCTGTGCCTGTGATCTGCGTCAGGTCGGCCAGTTCATCGTCTGTTGCGACCGTAGGAGCGTCTGAGTGAATGACAGCGCGGAATGTGTCCGTGGTCCCGAAAATGTCAACTTCCTCATTCACAAGGGCTTGGACAAAGGGTTCAAATTTTACATAAGCAGCGATGGCAGCCTCCTATTTAGCTTTGGCAAAAGTCGCCGTGGGGGTGCTTGAATGTGATTAGGTTCCCGTCTTTCCCGCGTTCAGACGCTCTTGGGTAAGACTGATTGTGCCGGAAAGGCTGGCGTTGAGGGGATAAGACGGGAATTTGTGCTATTTAGTGCAAAATATGTGTTGACAGCCGGGGGTGACTTGTGCGATATAGAACATATCAGCAGGACAACGGAGCGCGGCAATCCCGCCATCGCCCAAATCTCAGGAGGCAGAAATGCTTGTTAAGTTCGCAACCCTCGCAAACGGCGTGTTCATCGAGGTATCTGGTTCGCCAGAGTTCAAGGCTTCTGACCGTTGCTTCAGGTTTGATGCCAAGGGCAATGCTGAATATGCCTTGTTTGGAGATCTCGCGGGAAACAACCCCGCTCCACGTTGGTTCGGCCACGTTTTCAAGCAATCAGATTTCATGTTTGCTTGATGAGGAATCAACAAAATGACCGGAATTTCATCAATCCTGCGCCCCAACTACCGCAGAGCCAGAGCGTTGGCGCTTGAAATTGAAGCCATTCAAAATCTAATTGAACAAGAAACAGATGAAAGCGCTCTTGAAGAATTTGAGGCCGAACTAAAGTATTTACACTCAGAACTTTTCAAAACTGGCGTCACATCTGAATATGAATTGTGACATCGCGGAAATCCAATCAATTCGCTAACCAAGGGGCCTAACCAGCCCCGCCTAACCCCTTAATGGAGAGAGAAGATGAAGATCGAAATCGACCTAAATAACATTTTTGCAGATGAAAACGGCGCTGAAACGCTAGAGGAAAGCGTTCGCCGCCAAGTCGTTGACCGCCTTTCCGGCGATATGCGAAAGCGTTTGTTTGACCGAATAGACGGAGAGGTTGCGCGAGTGATGAATGAGCAAATTGCAGAGGTTATGTCTGAAAAAATGCCGGAACTAATTGACGACATCATGAACGCCACATACACTCCCGTTAGCAATTATGGGTCAAAAGGCGCGCCAACAACCTTCAGGGAAGAAATGGTTAAGGCTATAGCTGCAAATTTGGTTTACAAGCCATCTATCTACGCAAGCGAAGAAAATGCCTTTACGAGAGCCGTAAAATCAGTGCTTGACGCAAAAACAAAAGCCATCCAAGAAGCGATTGTCAATCAGGTTGATGGGCAGTTCAAAAAAGATGCCATCACTTTTGCCGTCAAAAAACTTTCCGAGCGGCTTGGCATTAAAACCCTATGACCCCCAAGCAACTGCAAGACTGGGTGGACAGCAAAGGCTGGAACAAATCAAGAGCAGCTCGTGAGCTTGGCCTTGGAAGGGCGAGGCTGGATCGGTATCTGAAACCCAGGAAAGGCAAAGACGCCATACCCAAGTATATTGAACTTGCCATCATTGCCCTTAACCATGGGGCGGGGGAAAGGTTGTGAGACGACAATAACTTAGCTTGCCGCGCCAACGTGTTTTTGGCTCGTGTCGCGGGCGCTCGGCTCCACCATGTAAAATGGCTGCTCAAAGGGTCCACCACTACGCGACGCTCAAATTATAGGGGATTTCACTATAGGCCGCAAGCGTTTTATGCGGCTTCCACCAAATTAACCTCATCCGGCAGAAAATGGGTGCGCATGAACTCCTCCAGAACGTCTTTGGTCATGGCCCTGAATTTGGGCTTTGGCCCTGCCGAACGGATGTGAAGCCCACCGCGATATGCATTCCTGGCCTTTACCTGCCATTCGTCATGGGCGATGATGAAGGGGACCATTTGCCGGGGGGGGATGGTCACAAGTTCCCCCATTGGGGACCGAATGACGCCCTTTAGGTCTCGGATGGCATTGGCGTCCGTCACCCTGTCCGGGGTTGTCTTGAAAAACAGGTATCCGGGCAGCGCAGGACGCGCCACAAGCTCTTTTTGACGTGTCCGGGCGCTTACCCTCTCGGTCTGCAACAAAAGCGGCAGGAAGGCTTCTATTGCGAGGCAACGCATGGTGTAGGCCACCACGGCTTCACGGTTGGAATGGACTTCAGCAAGATACCAATTCTCTGTCATGTCTGTCCCTTTTCTATTTGAGAGGCGGGGGAAGCCCAATCCATTATTCAGCCCCTTGAAAATTTGACTTGATATTTGAAAACAAAACCATCCAAAGCCGTCCCGTAAATCTGAAACGTGGTGTCGCCTGACGCATTCCAGCCTTTCATCGCCGAAACAGCCTTAGCCCTTGCTTCTGGAATTTTGGCTTCAATCGCCACGTTGATTTCTTCATGCTCATGCAGTTCCCCCGCGCCACATACTGGAAACCGCCGTCCGATTTTGGCGCTTGCCTCTTGTGCCTCCACATAAAGAGAGCGCCATTTCGCTACCAAATCATCTGACGGCTTTAATTCCACGAAAACGATTGCTTCCATTATTCAGCCTCCTTACTGGTGATGGTGCGCGTCATGTGAACCTCTTGATGATTTCATACACAGCCATTGCAATGAGTGTGGCTGCTATGATTTTCAGTTGCAAGCGGGTGGGGTATTTCATGCGGAAAACATTTCTTCCTGCGCACGAATGTCGTAACCCTCCTCTTCAATCTCAACATATCGCCGATATTGAAACTCCCGCTGCATGTTGATTTTTGCCGATGCCGATACCGATCTGAGGCTAGCGATATGAGGTTCCAAAGCTGAAACATGACGAGCATCGGCCCGTCTCCTACGCTCAAACCATTCAGGGTTTAGAGTCTTAAGGGCAATGAGCCGCGCCTTCCTCGCAAGAGGCCATGCACCCGGACCCTCCATGCCCCCCGTTGAAGTACCACCGGGCGCTAGACCTGCCCTAATATGCCCCCCGGCTTGGGACAGTTCAACTGACACCCCGGAAGCCTTCAAAACCTTCTCAGGCGTTGTGGCGAACAACGCGCCCATGCCACCAAGAAAACCTCTGCGCTTTAAGTTTGCCATTATGCTGCTGCCTGAGTGTGTTGGGGTGGGGTTTTAGACGGAACCGTAATTTCTGACTGCTCTTCCAAAAACTTCGTTCTCATGCCCCGCGATTTGTAATGGGCAATCCACGCCCTGAACTCAGGCGAACCGCGCTTGACTAAGAAAACCTCCTGATTGCTCCCCACAGCGGGGGGCACCCTCCCCCCCTCAGAACGGCGCTTGTGATGGTCGGCAATGGCATTTGTGAAATAAGACAACGAGCCTGGCATTTTTTGGCCCGTCGCTTTTTTCCGGTCCACAATCGCGCTAACAGCAGGCCAAACATCAAGTTCAGGGTCGTACCCCTGAGACAGCCACACAGAAACGATTGACCAGTTCCCCATCCAACGAGGGTCGTTTGTAACCCCCATCCGGTCCGTAATCCGTTGGCCCAACTCGACGCAAGTCGATTGAGGCGGCGCATCCTGCTTAGCGTCAGCTAAGCTATCTGACTTCTGGCTTCTGACTTCTGACTTCTGACTAGCATCTGTTTCGCATTGCGTTTGGGGTGCGGTCGCATCGGTCTTTTGTTGTTTTTGCTTGTTATTTTTCCACCACCTTGATTCAGCCGACGATTTTGCTTTTACGCTTTTTACTTCACGCGCTTGCAGTTCATCCGCAACTCTTTGGTTCCAAATCCCTGTCTCGCTCACTATCAATTTGTTGGCATCAACAAGGTGATCGACGGCTGCTTTGAACTGCCTTTGACTGCACCCACACAAGCGGGACAGCATGCCAATATCGTTCGGTATGGGTGCGGCCCGGTCGTACATCGTGGCAATCAGGGTAATGTAGATACCAGTCTCGACGGCGGACAAACCGCGCGTCCCGGCAAGCCAGTCATTAGGATAAAACTGGAACCAAGGCATGTCGCTCATGCTGCCCTCCGGTAGTCATTCACAATGGCCGCAATCTCATGCGCCAACTTGTAGGACAGCCTGTTAATCGTGCGTCCAGAATATCGCAGCGTTTTCACACCAAGCGCCCTTAGGTAGTCATCGCGCTTTGCATCCTTTTCGCGGGCCGCACTGTTTGAATGGAAGTCAGCCCCGTCACACTCCAAAGCAAAAGAGTGCTTCCCCCCCTTAGAGTCCGTGACTTGGACTAGAAAATCAAGGCGATAGCGCCCAATTACAAACTGAGGCGCAATAACAACGGGTGACCTGGGCCATTCATCCCCGCTCATTACGTCATGTAGAGCCGGGGGGAAACAATCGGTTCCGGGGATAACCATAAATCCCATTGCCGCCAGCGCCACACGTTCAATAGGGCTTTCGCAAAGATGTAACATCGCGAGCACGCGGGCTTTGGCTTTGTAGAGCAATTCTACAGGCCCCTGCATCTCCACAAGTTCATTAAGCGCCGACTGTTCGCCGTCCCGTATTGCGGACGCAACATCAGGCTCCACCTTAACGCCGTAAGCCAGTGTCGCAACATTGTTCCCAATATGCTTCATTTTTCACCACCAAATGTTGAAACAACAGGAGGAAAACTCATAACGACACCGTAGCGCATTGATCTGTGTTTTGGTGAACTGAAACTAGTTTCTCGCTGTTGTCAACATGTGGCGCGAACAAGTTAATCTTGTCGCATATCGCCTGCATTGCTTTGTCAAACATTTCCGGCTTCTTGGCGTACAATTTGATTGCGTGTTGGATTGTGGAATGGTCCCGGCCCCCCAAATTCCGCCCTATTTGAGGGTATGAAAGCGGCGTGTACTTGCGGGCCAGAATCATCACGCATTGGCGAAGTCGCACAAGGCGTTTTTCCCGGCGCGGGCTGATAATCTCAGCAACGCTAACCCCTGCCACCTGGGACGCGGCA